ATATTGCAAAAATTTATCATCATCTAAATTTCCATTTACGCTTGTAAACTTTACTAGGTCTGCCCTAGTTATCATTAAACCTTCTGCCATAATTATCTTGCTTTTACGTAACCTTTAGTTGGTGTATCTATTGGTCTTGTTGAAACTATTTTTGGTTCTTCTTTTTTTGATGGTGCTTTTATACCTGCTTTATTTTTTTGACTAGGTGTTAATGCTCTTGCCTTTGGGTTATTTGGGTCAGTTTTAATATTATTAACATCAAACCAAAAAGTTTTTCTTAACCAATAATGATGACAATTTGCACCACCTTTATAAAGCCATAAATTATATGTTCTTTGTCCTTTAGCTGCCAATTCTCCATTTGCCCTGCTCTGTGTATCTAAATCTTCTTTCCTATATAATTTTCTAGCATTTACCATCATTTTACAAAAAGACCTACTATTTCCACTAACTTTTAAAGGAGCATATTGATACCTTACAATATATTTTCTTCCTGTATCACTTTCCCCATCCATTTTGCTTTCTTGTATAGATTTACCCCATTTAGGTACTCTTGCTAAATTTAAAGTTTGGTCTAAAGCATCTTCGGTCTCATAATTAACTTCTCTTTCGTCAATAAGTTTCCATCCTTCTTTTAATAAATCTTCTTCGCTTTCTCCTAAATTTTCAATTTCTTTAAATAAATCATCATCATCAAATTCTTGCTTTGACATTTTAACCCCTGTTTCTTCTTCTTTTGCTTCTTTTGTTACAGCATTATCTGCATCTATAAAATCAAGAGGTTGTAATGTTCTAAAATATAGTTTTAAACTAATATTATTAATCGCTAAAATTTCGTCTATACAGGACGTAATTAATTCTTGGTAGGGTTTTATAGTTATGTTGTTAAAAAGTAGCGTAGCGGTCTTTATTTCGTCTGCATTAGAGCCTAAACCATTATTCTCTGAACGTATTCCAAGAAGTAAAGGCGAAGTTACCCTGTGAGACAACATAATTTTCTTTGTACACTCGTTTGATAAATATTCATAATGAGCAGGTGCATCATTTAAAGGTATATCTTCAACAGTTGTTTTGCTTTCTTGATTATTATTAAATGCAATAATCACTTTTTCGCCTCTTGCTCCTGTTAATTTACCCATAACATCAGATTTAATCTGAAGTTGTTTTTCTCTATCAGGTACTCCGTTGTTAAAGTTTACAACTTTTGTCCCTGAAAAACCATTCTCTACATCATTGTTAAGGTAGTCTGCTATTTGCTTTTCCAATTCTGCATAAGCCAATCCGCCAACATAATCAACAGGACAATAGTAATCATATCCACTAACATATTTTTTTATTATTTTAATTTCAGGTTCGTTTCCATTACCGAAACCAAATGCAGGTATTCTTTTAGGTTTGTCGCTTGGTTTTAATTTAGCCCAATCGTGAAAATAATAATAAGCCCTTACTTCTCCATCTTCCATTTTTTCTGCTCTTAATGTTTGGCGTGGAAAATGTTCTGCCTTTACGACTTTTTTATTAGAATATAAAACTTGAAAAGAAGCCTCTCCAAGTAGTTTTAAATCTAAACAAATTCTTTTTAAATCTTCATTTGGAAATATAGACCTTAATGCTGCATATTCTTCTGTTTTTGTACTACTATCTAAAGCATCTAATCCTTTTCCATAAATCATATTAGAAATACCATTTATTGTAGCATTGTTTGTAGTTGAAGAAATAAATAAGTCAATTAAATAAGAATAGTAATCATTGTCTATTCCGTAATTAACCCATTCTTTATTCTTTTGCTCAACAATTTCAGGTCTGTCGTAAGATGCTAAATTAACTATGTGTAAATTATCCATTAAATAAATATAAAGTCGTTATTAGAACTATTAGAAGTGTATTGACCACTATTAACTGTATAGTTCGGTAATGTTTGATTTGTACAGAAAATTTTTCCTTTATAAATAATCTCACCTAAAGTTGTATCAGTAATTGTTAAAAGATAAAAATTATTTTCTTTTAAAGCTGATGCTGCACTTTTTAATATAGTAGATGAGTACTGGTTATAATATAAATTTTCCGTTATACTTGTTGTACTTGCACTATAAACTTCTGTTCCTGTTGATTCACTAACTATCTTAACTGTACAAGTATTACCACTTGTAAATTTTCTAGGTATAAATTTAATTGTTTGGGAACTTGTCGTTTCTTGCAATACTATCATAATAATACAATAAAGATAATGTAATTTTGTTAAATTTTAGATAAAAAAAAGAGGGCTATAAAGCCCCCTAATTTATCAAACAAAAAAGAATATTCTTTTAGAAATCACTACCGCTTACAATAGTAACAGTTGCACTAGGCATATCATCAAACGGATATTCAGAAGCATCTATTCCTGCATTGTTTTGTGCTAGGAAGTTAGCAGGTTTTTCTTCTTGTGCAGAAAATGTTAAAGTATAACCAGCTAGGTCGCCCATTGCTGCTCCTGTAACAATAGTTCCACCTGAAACCTCTGCTCCATTTTCTAATCCCATTACAAAAAATTGCTTGTTATTATCCTCAACAACAATATGCGGTCTTCCGTATGCTAGTAATTTAATTTCTTTGTTATCTTCTTTAGATAATTTCTTAAGAGTAAGATTTAAAGTTTGCTCAAAAAAAGTAGTCCCATTTTCTCTTGAAGAATTTATAGTTTGCTCAAATGAACTATTACCTTTTAATTCATATTTATAAGCTGAAAAAGTACCAGTCATATCGGTAACCTCATCATCTGTTTGAGTTACAGTACCATAATCTCCAAAATTAGTGAAATATACAGCTTTAAGACCTCCTTGTATATCCTTACAAGGTTCAATCCTACCTTTAGTTAATGTACACGCCATAATTTTTTAGATTTAAAAAGTTAAACAAAAAAGGGTGAGTAGGTTTACGGACTTACCCACCCCTATTAATTATGCGTACCAAACAATATCAGAACCAATTCCGTGTTGTATTCCTGCTTGGAATCTCATCACTACTCTTACATTCTGAGAGCCATCAATATCACTCATATCAATCACCTTCACTTCGTTAGTATCTGACATTAAGCCAGTACCAAAGAAAAGGTTAGATTTTTGAGCAGCAATAGCTTGTTCGTTTGCTAATCCTGCAGCATATACTACTTTGATACCATCAAAAGTAAGTGGCGCACCATCAAACCATTGAGTACCTTCATTTCCATAACCTGCAGCACCTAGACCACTTGCTCCAAATCCACCTAATGCTCTAATATAAGCTTTATAGATATTTGAAGGAACATAGATACATAGGTCTTCGGAACCATAAACGGCAGAAGGGATAGCATCAACTATCTTACCTAATTCTGTGATTACATTTGAAGCTGTTACAGGAGAACCTGAAACATCAACAACATCACTATCTGCTGCTAGTGTTACATTAAATCCGTTAAATTCACCTGCTGTTCCATCTGCACCATTCCAAATATTATTTTCAATCTTTGCAGCTACTTTAGAAGCAACGTGTGCAATTAAGAAATCAGAAAATTTAGGAGGTAAATTATCGTGAGCAGAATAACCCATTTGAATAGCTTCCCAGTCACTTACGAAATCCTTTTTACATAGTTGTAAGTTAACCTGAAATTCTTCCATTGTAAGAACTCTTTCAGTTAACGTAATTGTTGAAGTCGCATCGAAGTCGCAAGTTGCATTTTTTACAATACCATCAGTTGCTACTTTTTTAAGCACTTCTTTGTGTTTTACATTTGGCTTAATTGTAATTAAATTATTTGCCAAAGTGCTTCCAGATAATAGGGCTGCTGATATATATTCACCAGCAAATTCACCAGCATACGTGGAAGTTATTGAAGTTGTTGTTGCCATAACTTATTTTTATTTATTTATTAATTATTTTCTATACTTTGCCATATTTGCTAAAACCCTATCAAAACTATTTTCACTTCCTCTTGGCTTAAAGAAGTTCAGGTCTTTTTTTGAATCTGCTTCAGGGCTGTGTTTAATTTTTACAGGCTCTTCAGCAAGTTCTTCTTTTTCTTGAATATCAGCTTTACTCTCTAAAAGAGTTTTTAATTCTTCTATTTTTAAGCTTAATTCATTAAGTTCTTCTTTTGAAGCATATACTTCTTCAGTAATTTCGCTTACAATTTTTTTCTTTACAGGAGTTTCCTCTGTAGCTTCCACTTCTTCCTCTACTTCTTGTTCTACTTCTTCTGAAGCTTCACCAATAGAGGCAATCATTCCTTCTTCTTCTACTTTAAGAATACGTCCATCTTCAAGTTCGTAATCACCCATTGGAAGTGCAACTTTTTCATCTTCTGTTACAATAAATACTTCTTTGCCTGATTCAAATGATTCGGCTTCTAGAATAGTACCATTAACTAAAGATTGTTGTTCAAGTTTTACTTCTTCTTGTGGATTTTCTTGAATATCTTCACTTTTAGTAGCCTCGCCACTTAAAAGGTCTTTTACTTTATTTAACATTTCAGTTGCTTTCATAATTATACAATAAATTAAGTTTCTTGTTGTTATATTTTTCAATTTACATTTCCTACTCCTTGTGCTAGTAAACTACCATCACAACATTTTCTTGAGTAAGTTCCATCAGGACAGAGACAAGCCCTTTTGTCGTTTTTTGGACTTGTTCTGCTTGGAATTTTTTCATCTTGTTTACGCATCCTTTAAAATCTCTTTTATCTTGTTTATTATTTCTTGAGACTTTAAATCTTGAACTGGCTCTTTAGGTCTTTCTAGTTTGTCAGCAAAATAACCTTCAATAGAAAATCCTTTTATTTTACCAGTCTTTACATAATCATTCCAAATTTCATCATTATTGACTTTCATAGACACCATCCAAGTTCCTACTGGTACTTCTAAACCATAGTGTCTAGTCTTGTCTTTTTTACCTTCTACAATCCAACTTTCTACTGCTGTCATTCCTTTTAACTTTTCTTCGTGTTCTAGTGTTGAGTTGTTTTGGTTGTTTCTTATGAAAAATAATTCACTTGCTTTTCTTACTGTGTCTCTAGAAAAATAAATATAATATTCTTTATCTCCACTTTGTCTGTAAATAGGTTTATTAGGTATTAAAGCAGCACCCATTAAGATACGCTTTTCCTTATCTATTTCTGCAAGTTTAAATTCTTGGTTTTTTAATGCGATAAAATCTTCTTCAATAGCTGGGTTTTCAACTACGCTTATTGCTTCAATTCCAGAGACTTCATCTTCCTCGTTTATAAAAAGTTCTATAATGTCCATACTAATACAATTAAAATGTTAGTTTTTTGTAATATTTTCTAAATTGCACTACTTTTAATTATGTTTCTATCCATACTTTGTGCAGTAGTTACATCATTACTAACTACAAAAGCTTTCACAGGTTTTTGAGTTTGTTCTGCTATTGTTTGAGCAACTTGGTTTCCTGATGAAGCACCTACGACATTGAAAGAAGCAGGTTGCGGAGACGACACACTACCTGCACCTGCACTCATTCCTCCCCTACTTCCTCCACCTTTACCTCCAAAAGAAGGAGTTGGAGTTGCAACTATTTTTTTAACAGTCGCTAAACCTGAAAGCATTATACCTGCTCCTGCTATAAGTTTTTGAGTACTCCCTGCAGGTTCCGGTATTGTTGTAGTATTTGCTAACACCTGTGTATATGCCAAATAAGAATTAATTATTGCTTGAGCTATTGCTGCAGCTTTTCCTGCTACTGAATTTTCTCCAAATAATTGAGCTACACTTCCAAGCGTGTTTGCTGTCAAAGCGACAGTTTGTTGGGCTATTATTTTATCTCTTTCTAATCCTGCTAGTTTAGATGCAATTATATCATCAGTTAATTGATTTTGAATTTGTAATTTTTGGTCTGCCACAGTTTGTGAAACAGTTATTTCAGCTTCTCCTAATTGTATAATACCACCTAATCCCTCTCTATTAATAGTCCCTACAGCTACAACTGCTTTTCTAGTTCTGTTTTCTGTTATTTCAGCAGATGCTTCTAATGATTTATTTGTTGCTTCTGAAAATTTTTCATTTAAGGCATCAATTATAGTTTGATTTTTCTCTAATGCTTCGCCTTGATTTTCTAAAGCACTATCAACCTGTAAACGTGCAAATTCTGCACTATTACCAAAACTTAAAACGGAATTTTTTATTGTGTCCCAGTAACCAGTCTGCTCTGTTAAAGCCTCATTTTGTAATCTTATTTGTTCCGCTTCAGCTTCAGCAATTAATTTAGCAAATGCCTCTGCTTTTGCCCTAGCTTGTACCTGTTCAATATAAAGTTTTGTATTTTTGGTAACTTTATCTAAGGCATCTGCTTGGTCTAAAGTAACACCTTCTAACTCAGGCATTATTTTTTGTAATTCTTTTAATGCTTCTTTTCTTACCCCTTCTTCTTTATTTGTGTCTAAAACTATATCTCTATAAGTTTCTAAGCTTCTTGAAGAATTATTTGCTGCAATTTCACCATCTATTAGCCCTTTTCTAACTCTGTTTTGAGCTTCAGAAACTCCTAATAATGATTCTTTTACTTTATCCCAATTTTCAGCTAAATAACCAATAGCAATAACTGCAGCACCTATACCAGTTGCTAATAAAGCACCTTTAAGTCCTCTTAATCCCTTACTTAATCCTGTTACTGCTGTATAGGCATCCCTATATCTAGAAACCAACCCACCTGTTAATTGATTTAATGTTCCTGTTACTCCATAATTTCTAGACATTTCATCAACCAATCCTCCTGTAGCTTTTGATTGGCTTCTTATTATTTTGTTTGCTGTAGTTCTTTGGTTATTTAAGTCTTTTAAAGCTACTTTTTGTTCTCTTATAGCAGATTTTACTTTTACTATTTCTTCTCTGTATTTAGCTTGTCGGTTTAATGCTCTCGCAGGGGTTTGTGCTAATTGTCTTTCTAACTTTATTAACTCTTGTTCAAACTCAATAGTAATATCTTTTTGTTCGGCAATCGTTTTTTCAAGCCTTTCAAATTCCTTTTGTGCTTGTTTAGCATCTAATTTTAATTCAACATTTACTACCTTTCCCATAACTCTTTTTTAAATAATGAATATGCCTCTCTGATTGATTCAGGAAGTTTGTTTTGTCCTAATGCAATAGCAGTATATTTGCCACTTATTTTTTTTTCTTTAACTATTTTCAGTAATTCAAATATATTTTCTAACATCTTATTTATTTAATAGTTCTAAAGTTGCATCTCCAGTTACTAAATTTATTTTCATACTATTTATTAAATATAATCTATCAAATATCTGAACCGTAGAATTTAATTCTATTCTTTGTATTAATGAAGAATTAAATTTTGCTTTGTATTTATAAAGTCTTGTCCTCTTATTAAACAATCTTGAAATATATGTTTTGTAATACTTTTCATATAAAGAATTATTGTTTTGAGTTAAATTAAATTCATCTATTTCAGCACCAAAATTTAAAGTAATAGTCCCAGCATTATTTACGTTTGAGGGTCTGTTATAGGTTGCATCTAAATCGTCGTGTGAAGTTGTAGTCCAACTTATTGGATTTGCTGAACAAGCACTATTTACATTAAAAAACATTAAAGGATTCGTAACTATACTATCAACACTTTCAATATCATCTTTAAAATCTACCATCCATCCCCATCCTAATTGAGTATTTGCTCCTCCTGTTACATTTGTCATTCTTTCATATAATAATTTTTCAAATCCTGATTTAATAGTATATTCCCCACCATCTAAATCTTGGTCAGCTTGATAACTTAAACTACCAAAAGGAGTACCACCTATAATTTCAGCCCTCTTTTTTGTTAAATATGTTTTTGATTCAGGAAATTCAAATTTTATACTTTTAAAAGGCAAAGCCCTATCAATACTTACATCATTTGTATTTGTAAAGTCTGTTATGTTTATTGTTGAACCTGCATTATAAAAAGTATCTAAAGTTTCTACATAAATCTCACCTGTATATTTAACGTAAGCAGTTAAGTTAAAAGTCTTAAAAATATAACTCATAAAATCCATCACTTTAACATCAGGTACATTTTCTGTTATAACTACTTTGTCAAGTAATTGATTCGTATTACTTCCAAATACATTAAAAGGACTTGCATCACCTACGCCTGGAGTATTATCCGTTGTTTCTCTATATATAGTTACTTGTGCATCATATTGACTAATACCCCCTGTTGATTCTATTTCATAATATAAGTTATGTGAATCTGATTCGCCTACCTGTGATTCAACTAGCCTACTTAAAGTTTGATTACTTGTAACCTCCATAGCAGCAAGAACTTCAACACCATTATCATACACTTTAATATTATACTTTCCACTACCTGTAATGTTATCTATAAAAAGATTAAACCTAAATGCTTGGGTTCTCCAGCCATAATTAAAAGTCGTAAAAGTAAACCTCTCTCCATCTATTAAAAAATTACCACTATTTCCATCAAAAAAATTACTTGCATCTCCACTTTCAAAAGCCCAGTCAGTAATTCTATCTTTTATTTCATCTCCTGATTGAGACATTAACCTACCTTTATATCTATGAAGCCATAAATACAATTCGCCAAAATCTGAACTATCAAAAAAGGTGCTACTAAATGTTAATGAATAATGAGATGCAATTTTATCTATTATATTTTTAACTTTTAAAGCAGGTTTTAAATCTGCATAATCTAAACCTCTATTTGCTTTAGCAGCATCGTAGAATAAATTGCCATCTGTTGTTGTAGAGCCTGAAGAATCATAATAAAGCCTTTTAGTATGAGTAAGTAAAGGATATACTATTGAACCACTTAATAAGTTTGTTACAAGTCCTGTTTTAACATTCGCAGGGCTATATAAATGGTCATAAGCACTTAATTCACTTATATCTGAAAGTCTATCGTCTCCAAATAAATCAGGGAGTTTAATTGTGTTGCCAAAAAAAGTTATTTTATAATCTTTTGGCTTATTGTTTTCCATTGACACCCCATCAATTCTTACTTTTCCTTTTTTATAATCTACATAATTTATAGAAAGTAAAGCATCAATTCTTTTTCTTGCATCTAATACATCTGCTAAAGAAATATCGGGGTTGTAATAGTGTTTTAATATCTTGTTATTTGTTGGGGTAGCTGGTATTGTAAAAGTCTTTGTAAACTCTGTAAATATCTTTGCAGGGTCTTTAGAGTTTTGAATAGATAAATTAATGCTAATGACTTCATCATCAAATAAATCTATTCTTTGATTTTGTATAAATAATTGAACTGTATTCATTATCTAATTTCATTAATTTCATCATAAGCGTACTCAAACTCAACTTGAAAATCTATTAACCTATCATTTACCCTTGTCTTATATTGTAAACTTTGTGTTACTGGTATAATTGGATAAACCTCGCCTCCTTCTTGAATCCAAGCTTGTTCAGTTAATAATATTTGTTGTATTACTTCGTTAAAGCTTTCATCTACAAATCCTGTATTTAATTTTAATTTCTTTTTACCTTTTACATTAAAGAATTTCTTTGTTGGTGCATTTAAAGAATAACTAACTGTTGCCCCTTTTACAGAGGTATCTGTTGTTGCTGTTGTTGCATCTGAACTTGTTATTGTATTTGCTTCATAACTATCTTTAGTTACATTAATACTTTCGTCTCTACGTTTAAAAAAATAGACATTTTGAGCAACACCAAACTTATTCATAAATGTTACCCTGTAAGGTGTAAATTTACATTCTTCAGTTTCATATACAGTACAAGTTGTTGTGTTTCCTTCTATATCTGTAATAGTAACTGAACTAGGTACACCATCATAATATAATGTATCAATAGTTTCTTGTGAGTCTGCTACATTTATACTTTCCATATCTGCAGTATATTTTCCTCCTGAAGGGTCGCAATCTTTACAGTCATCAACAGTCCACTCGGCATCAACAGTTAATTTTTTCACTTTATAACCTAGCGTTGTAGTTTTGGTTAAAGAAGCACCTTCATAATATTTAACAGAAAATGCTCCACCTTCACCTGTATAAACTGGTATATAAAATGGGTCTCCTTTTTTATGGTAAATTATAGTATTTGATTGTAAAAGCCCTTTAGACAATTCAGGATTTATTCCATCTTCAAAATATCCGTAACCATTAAAACAAAGAGCAGCATTTTTAACAACATCTGTTTTACTATCACTAAATGTTCTTGTTATTTCCCATTCAGCCCAAGCAGTTTGGTTAATAGTTGAAAAATCCCCTGTGAAAGTTACAGTTGTATAATCTCTTATTAATTCACTTACTTCAAATACTATTGAATTTTCTGTTGATATTCTTTCCTTATATAAAGTATATGTAGGGTCAGCAGTTCTAGAACCAAATTGTCCTTGATAAATCCAAAGTCTTAATGTTGCGTTACTTATTGTTTTTGCCATCTTTTATTTTTTAAGGTGTACCTCCTGCTATTTCATTTCCTGAACTATCTCTAAACCCAAGAGCATTTATATAATCAATAACTTTATAAGTTAAATTTGTTGCACTTATATTTTTATAAACACTTGTATTTGAAGTATCATATAATATTCTTGGTGATTCAGTAGTACCGCCATAAGAAACTGAATTTGTATATCTATAATTTCCTTTTGTATTTAATTCTGTTTTATAAGCACCATTACATTCCCCTGAAGTATTTGAATAATACCCTTGTTTTGCTAATTTCATAAAATTAGGTAAAAATCTTCCTCCATATGGTATATCACTTGCCCCACTAATAGAGGGGATATTAACAACATAAGCATTCATTCTTCCATAGTCGGCTTGACCATACATCATATGAATTTGGTTAATATCATATTCGTATTGGTCTGTTACATTACAATATTCTCCGTTTGTATTATAATAATACCCTTCTGCACTATTAACAAAAACAATATTTATAACCTTAACTCCCCCTGTTGCGTTTGCAGGATTTAAACTAATGCTACTGTTGTGATTTCTCCAAACATCTTCTAGAAATGGATAAACAAAACTTTGCTGCCCATTAAAAGAGCCTGAACCACCTGTAATTCTGGAATTATAATGAATTAAAACCCTATTCGCATAAGTTGTTAAGCTTCCCCCATAATAACTTAATAGAGCAGCTCTTAAATGGTCTCCTGTTGTATTAACTGCATCATATAAAGAACCTGCACTACCAGTATAAAAATTACTATCATTACCAGTAATTAAATTAACATAAGTATTTGAATCAAATTCCAAAGGATAACTACTATCACTTGGAGGTATTACAGGAGGGTTAGGGCAATCAAATGTTATATCAAAATAATCGTTTACAAAAGGTGTAAATGCTGTTATATTTACCCTGCTTGGATGTGGCAAGTTTTTATCTGTTAAAGTTAATGTTTTAGTTGCTTTTGTAGATGAAGCTGCTAAATCAACTAAAGAAGCACTAATACCCATATCATTTACCAATTCACTATAATAAGAATTACTTCCAATATATTTACTTGAAACTGCAGAAGAACCACTTTTAACCCATTGAGCAGAAAAAGTTACAGGTACATCCCCACCGTTTGTTATTTTAATTTCTAAAGGGTCAGCAGAAGAGGTTACTTGAAAAGTGTCTAAAGTAAAATTTATAGTTCCTGTAAAACTACCTATTTCATAAGTTTTACCACATTGAGCATTTATTTGAGTTGTAGTTAATGGAGGATATTCAGGGCAATCTAAATTTACTTTAGTTACTTTTGTTACAACGCCTGAAGCTATTGTATAGATGTAATAAAATCTATATCTAAATCCTACACCATTACCTGAACTTGCATTACATACTGCAGGGTCTTTTCCTTGCGTATAAGTTGAATATTGTTCAATAGTATTTGAAGCAAATACAGACGATACTCCTGTTTGATGGCTAGGTGCATCTACATTATTATATAATTTATCTCCTACTTCCATAGGAATCTGCTTAACTTTATATGTTACTTCAGTTTTATCTTCATAACAAGGTGGGTCAACACAGTCATCTTGCGTACCACCCTCCATTTTACGACCATCAGTCCATCCATATTGACATTTTTCACAAACATAAGCTAAAAGACCTGATTCAGTAGTTGGTAATGTTTCGCCATAAAGAACACTAATTGTATTCATTATAAAATATGCTCCCGTTTCATTTGGTGCATCAGCAGGAGGTAATACATTATCTGCTACTATATAATATGGACTTCTTACGTTTATTTTTTTCATATCTTATTTATCTTGCACTTTAAACATTTCTTTTTTATAAGTAAACTCCATAAATTCATCAACCTCTAATTGAAAATCATTAATCAATGTCTCTGGTAATTTTTTAAATGCCCTTTCAAAAGGTTTAGTAAAAAACATACTTGCTCTTAAACCCTTTTCCATTATACTTCTTGCAAATAAAAAGCCTATTGTCTTGTAATTCCCTTTGGCAAATCTTCCTTTTTTGTCTCTTAATCTAATATTTTTTGACTTTGCCCAACTTCCTATTGTTTGAGTAGGTGGCATTTTGTCTCTATAACTAAATGGTGATTTTTTACTTTCAGGATATGTTCTTTTACTTCCCTTTACTCCTTCATCTTGAAACCTTCCATAATCTTCCATTAAAAATTTAAGTGAGAACCAATTTCTTCCTGTTGATTCTTTATACGTTAAGCTTTTAGATAAATTTCCTGAATTATTTTTTTTCGTTAAATTTTCTCTAGCCTCTGCAATAACTTTTTTTGCAAAAACTTCTAATGCTTTTTTTAAATGTTTAGCTTTTTTCATTAATCACAAATTGTCATTTCGTTTTGCATTTCTACATCAAAAGTAGCAGTCCATCCTGCTAACTTATTTTCAAATCTATCCATAAAGGGTTCGCAAGTAACATCATCTACGACTTGATATAAACTAGAAAATAAATCTCCCCTTTGTAGTTTATTAATAATCCTAACTGCTGTTGCTAGTTGTGTATTTAAAACATCTTGCTCATCATCATTACCTCTAAATTTATCTGTCGTTTCTGAATTACTTATATCAACAATACCCATAAATAAAATACTTATATTAAAAGTTAATGTGCTTGTTCCTACGCTACAATTATTAACCATAATATGAGATAAAGGAAAAATATTTTGTTTATCTAAATCAATGTCATCAATATTACCAAAGGTTACAGTATTAACAAAAGGTTCTGCAATTAAGCTGTCTTTTAGTTGTTGAGTTATTTCGTAAAAACCTTTCATTTCCCTTTAATTAATTTTTTTTCTAATTCTATTTTTTCTTTTTCAAAAGTTAAGTATGTCAAACATTTATGTATTCCTAAAGCCGTAACCGTATCGAATTTGGCAACATCTCCTTTAGAGAGTGCGTAAATTGATTGATAGAAACCCCATTTTCTTCCAAAATTTGCCGTTGAGGAATAGTCATTTCCTGCATCAACTCCTTCTGTAAATAATTCAGGGTAATTTGAAATAACTCCATCCCTAAATTGTAAAAAAAAACCAAGCTTCCAAAAACAACATCTAAAGGTGCTTTCTTCATTATATCAGCATATTTATCACCTTCATAATCTTCTATCTTATACCTATCCCCTGATTCCTCTATAATAGGTCTATATAAAACTGCTAGAGCTTTATGCATTTGTTCCCAATCAGATATTGTAGAATCTAAATCTATATATTCCCCAAAACTCATTTCATCTAAAACAGGAATAAATCCAAATTTTTTATTATCTAAAATAAATGTTTTAACTAAAGGTATATCTTCAGAAAATAATTTATCTAAATCTTCTGCAATATCTTTTACATAAGAATACTTTATTTTAGCTACATTTTTTAATTCTAGATTACAAAATATTTCTACTAGCTTATGTAATAAAAAAGCACTATTTTGATTTTCTTTAGTATTAAGCCTTTCATACTTTTGGTATTGTTCTAAGTTTATTTCTTGTAAACTTGTCGGAACTAAAATATCTACTTTCATATATATATACAATAATTAAATTAAAGATTTGTATAAAACAAAAGAGGTAACAAGTCCTGATTGCTACCCCTTTTTGAATAAACCAAATTAACTAATGAAAAAATTATTAAGTCATATCTAATTTACAAATTTATTTTGTATTATAAAAATTTCTATAAGCCCAAGTGTATATATCGTGTACTTTTTTTAATAATTCAGGACTATTTTGTACATACTCTATATTACCTCTTTTAAAATAACCAAAGTTCATCGCTTTAAGTGTTAACTTAACTCTTGCTTTATGTCCTTTTCTAACTGGTGTTTGTATAACGTATATTTCATTATCAAAACACCAATCAATCATATCGGTTATAGTCTTATTTTCTAAAAAACCCATAGAAAACTAAATAAATGTAATGATAAAGCACATAGTGAAATAAATGTTATAAATAATACCATTCCATCTATAATTGCTTCTTTTAAACTTTGTCTGTTTTCTTTACTTGTGATTTGTTTTATTAATTTGTATTTCATAATTAAAAATTTAGTTAAACATAAAAAATTAGTTAAACATAATAACAAATATACATATATTTTGTTAATAACAACTAATTTATTTTAATAAATATGATATTCCCCTCTATTTGGGTTCTCTAAAATTGAACTTAAAATATATCTTGCAGCATCTATGGCGTGGTCTCCACTTGTAGGATTTGGCTTTTGTAAAGTGTTGCCTTGTTTATCTTCTAGCCATATATAGCCTCCTAGTTCTTTTATTAGGTTCTTGCTTCTTCTTGTTACATATATCTTGTTTTGGTTAATTAGATTAATTCCATAAACTATACTATCCCTACCTTTAGTAACTGGTAAAACCTTATGTCCGTATGTGTTAAGTTCTGCTATTGATTTAGGTTCTGCACTATCAGCATAGATATAATCATCAATATCATTGTTCTTTAAAAAATTACTAATGTCTCTGTTTAGCATTTGTTTTCTATAAAGTATTTCATCAAAAACGTAAGCATCATCCCATTTATATAAAGCTATTAAAGATGAACTGTCTATACTATATCCAAAATCCATTCCATAACCAAGCAACCTTGCCTGTGTTGGTACTTGTTCTATCTCTTGCCAATCAGGAATACATACCCCCTCTAAACTACCTACTTCGCCAAGCCCATATACTTTCCACCAATTTCTCCAATAAGTTGAATCTTCACCCTTGTCTCTAGCTGATTCAATTTGTTTTATAATAGCCTTATTTAAAGCTTCATTGTCTTTATAGGTTAATTTAACAAAAGAAGCATCAGGCGTTCCTATTAATTCCTTATGAACCCAAAAGGTGCTTGTAGGGTTATAATCTAAATAGATAAATTTATTTGTTCTTACTGATAATTGTTGGTATGATTCAAAGCTTATATTATTTGCTTCGTTTATAAATAAAATATCGCGTCTTGCCCCTCGGAGTTTGTCAGGTTGGTCAACTGAAAAAAATTCAATGTAACTTCCATTTGTAAAAGTATATTTAGAGTTTGATAAATTAAAAGATTGTGGAAAATAATTATTAGTCCATTCCATAATTTTGATAAAATCTTTTATTGCACCTCTTTTTAAATGAGGTATTGATTCTGATACTATACTTATTTCGCTTTTAGGATTTTGAACTGCGTGATTAATTAAAAGAGGAATAATACTAAATGTTTTAGAGGAAGAAGTTCCCCCTTGTACTATTCTTATTCTAGTCGTTAACTTCAGAATTTTCTTCTGTGCTGTCGTCTTCTGGAACATTTAAATCAATTTCTTTAAATATAGGTCTTTCTTGGAAATTCATATCTTGCTCTATACGTTCTACATACCCTCTTTTTTTCCCTTTTGTTTTTAAATGAAAAATAATTGCAGTAGGGTTTTGTTCCTCTATTAATTTAAAGAGTTTACTTTCTGTAAAATCTAAAGCAACATTATTTATTTCATCTACTTTCTTTTTAAAATCTTCATCTTCTTTTAACCAATCATAAAAAGTAGTTCTACCAATTCCAACTTGCCTACAAGCAGTTGTTACTATTCCTAGATTTTTTTCTAAAGCTTCTAATATTGCTTTTTTATGCTGTTCGGTTTTGTTCATTATAAATTTAATTTTATAGTAAATTCATTTGCTTTTCTTTTCACATTTGAAATCATTGAAGGATATAATTTTATTAATTTTTTAATTACATTTTTTTCCATTTCTATTGTTCTATAGTCTTTACACCCTCCATCTTTTCCCCAATGGTCATTTTCCCAATGTAAATATCTTATTGCTAAAATTCCTCCTTTTTCTTTTATATGTCGTAAACATATTTCATAATCTTCTTTAACAGGAAAATCTTCATTAAAATAATATTCTCCATCATTTATAATTCCCATTAAAGATGCTGTTACATAGCTTCTTGTTAAAAAAGGTTTATATGGATATGTACCTCTTGGTGAGCTTTCGGTCCTTGTTCCCCATATCTTATAATTCATTTGTTGGCAAACATCAAAATATTTTAAAAATTCTTCTATCCAAAATTCTTCTTCTCTTATTTCTATTTTTTTAGTATTTCTTTTATCTAAATAATTATATCCAACATTTTTAGCATCATCATCTAGCATTACAACCCATTTTTCATCTGAATTTTTTAAAATCCAATTTCTAGTTTTTGTTATTCCTTTTATTTCTTTAGGCACACAAATTATATTTTTAATTAACCCTTTATATTGGTGGTATTCACTATCAGGAATAAAAAAAGTACAATTAGGTAATATTTTATTTGTACTTGTAAGCCCTGCTCTTCCTTTACTCGGTACTGCGATTAACATTTATTCTTTTTTTAAATTCATTCCAATATAAAACTCTTTCTAAACTAACGGAATCAAAATTACTTCCTTTCTTATAACCACCTCGCCTTACCATTTTTAACTTTAAAGTTTCTTTTAATTCCTCCCATTCTATTGAATTAGGTTCAGCCATTATCAGTATATATTCTTTTGGTGGTTCTAATTGAACTGATTGTGGCAATTCTATATCTTCATCTTCATTAAGTTTATCAATTTTATCATCAATATTAATTTCCATTCCCCAACTTTCTAATTTAACAACATCCCATTCATTAGCTAATACATCCCAATCCCACTCACCATAACCTAAATTATCTTTTACTATAAATTCTTTCTTTTGTTCTTCTGTTAATCCTTTTGCAATTTTTATAGGTGCTTGTTCAATTCCTGCTTCTATAATTGCTCTTAATCGCATATTGCCACCAAGTACCATCATAGTTTCGTCAACTACAATGGGTCGTAATTCAAGCATTTCCGGAAAGTCTTTAATGCTTTGAACTAATTTCTTAAATTTTATTTCTTTTATTAATCGTGGATTATCATTGTTCGGTACAATGCTATCAACGGGAACTTTTTTATACATAGTCTTATTATTAACAATAAATTAAACATTGTTTTGTTAAGACTGATTTATTATTGTTTGAGTTTCTTTTTTACAAGCCCTTAATTTTTGCTCTGCTAATCTTAATTTAATAAGTGTTTCCGCAAATCTTTGTCTGTAATATGTTTGTGGGTAATTATGTCTTTGGCTTTTGTGTAATTCTCTTTTGAGTATATTATTTATTTTGTTGTAGTATTCTATGTATTTACTTCCAAACGATTTATTTTTTTCTACCCCTAAAAGCACTTCATCAAACAAATGTCTTATGCCGTGTAATACTGTTGCGTGATTTTTCTTTAGTGGTTTAGCTATTTCAGATAAAGTTAAATTTGTATGCATTCTAGCAAGTTTATAATATACTGCTCTTGAATATACATAATGACTTTCTCTTTTTTGTTTCTTAATATCAATTCCTGATATTTGATTTACTATTTCTATTATTGTTTCTAAATCTTTCATTTTATTCCTTTAAGTTCGTTAATTGCTTTTAATATTCCTGCACAAGCTTCATACTTTTCTTGTTCTTCAAAATATTTTATTACTTTTTCTAAATCTTTTACTGGCAAACCTTCTTCAATATCTATCATCGCCATCTTATAATATCTATCAACTTCATCCTTGTCCATTAAACAAAGATAATATTTTTTGTTTAAAACATTTTAAGTTGAGATTGATGTTGTTTTAATCGTTTTATTGCTGCTTCGTAATATTCTATATCTATTTCATATCCTGTTAAGTCATATCCTAAATTATGACAAGCTATTGCTATACTACCTGAACCTAAATGTGTATCTAATATTTTATCACCCTCTTTAGCGTAATTTATTAATAGCCACTCGTAAAGATGTACAGGTTTTTGTGTTGGATGTATTTTATTTCCTATATCCTTTTGGTAGGCTCTATCGTAAAATTTAGTTTTTCCTAAAGAACTCCACGCTAATTCTCCTTCTGAAAAATTTCCGTTTTGGTGTTTATACCAAAACACACAAGAATCTGTGTTAGGTAATAGTTCTAAAAAATAATTAAAACCCCATATTATTTGTTCTTTAGAAACCCTGAAAAGTTCTTTTATATATTTTTTTGTTGGTGGTTTAGATAAAGTTTCATAATTAAATTGACTTCTATTAAATCCTGCTTTTAAGCCATCTATTTCTTTTTTATAAGGTGGGTCAACAATAGCAAGGTCAAACTGATTATCTCTAAACCTTGCCATTGCAACCATACAGTCTTTATTGTGTAACTTTATCATTTTGTATTTCCCTGTAAAAATTAATTTGTTTTTTTACTTCGGGTCTTATATACTCAACAGAAGAAAGTATAGGGTTATCTTGTTCTGCCCAAGTTTCAAGTTGATTAAAAATAAAATTCATTTCTTTTGTATTTCGCTTACAATGTGTGTGAGCAACAGCACAAACCCTATTAACTGTAAACGCTTGTATTTTTAAACTACCATATTCTTTTCTTAAATCATAAAATCTTTTTAAAAGGTATTCGCTAAACACTCTGCTTTTTATAGATGCTTTACCTTCTTTAAATGCGTCTGTAGACCCTCCGTTAAAATATATGTTAAGTACATTTCCAACCGAAAAAACATCTTTTGTATCTAAATATTTTTTATAGACATAAGCGTAGTCTTTTCTCGTTTGTGCGTAACTTTCTAAATAATCTAATGCAGTCCATCTTCTATTGTTATTATTGATAGTCATAATAAACTTTTGGTATTCATCCTTATTTGTTATGTCTATCCAATCTACAATATATGCAGGTAAATTTTTTATTCCCATTTGCTTTGCACAATCTACTCTGTGATGTCCTTCTATAAGGTTAGCTTTATGGTCTACAATTATTGGTACTAAAAAACCAAACTCTACCATTTTATTTTTAAAATTATCTCTATGTAATTCTACAATTTTTCTGTTAATCGTTGCATAGTTTAGTTTGTCAATTTCATAGTATTTTTCAAAAGTTCCTGTTTTAATGTTTAATGTATTCATAATATTAATTTTATATTTTGCCTACTCTAAAAGGTTTTCAGCTTCCCCTTATAATATACCTCTCATTACATATTGGTCTAAATCATTTCCTTCTATAAAAAAGTGTTTATAAAGTCCTACTGCTGTTTCAAATTTCTTTTTACCTCTTTCTATAAATTCTTCGCTTGTTTCATATATTGCTATGTCTGTGCTTAATTTGTCTATAACTAAAAAGCTTACTCTTGAAGCATTAAATAAATTCATATAAATATATGCTTGTAAGTCATATCCATATTTATCTGCACTATATTTAAAAGTTTCTAATGAACTGGAACTTTTTAAATCTATAATATGATTTTCTTTTAATATATCTGCCTTTCCCCTAAAAGGTAAATTATTTATCATTTGTATTTCAGGTACTTCAAATTCTGCTCCTTGTAATAATTCAAGTGCTGCTTCATTTCTTAATATTGCATCAGATAATCTGTCTATCATTTTTTTATCTTTTTCCAATACAACATTTTCTATTCCATATTTTTTTACTGCATCTTTATAAATATTTGTTCCAGTTGTTGAAGCGTTTACAATATGTAAAGGTTCTAATTTATGCGGTTCTAATATTGCCCAATGAATAAGTTTACCAAGAATTAAAGCAGGTGTTTCTTTTTGACCATACTTTAATATGTTTCTATAAGTTTTTGGACTTTGTAAGATTTGTTTTAATGCACTACTGCTTAAAGCGTATTGTCCTAGATGACCATAGTAATAAGAATCATCATTCATTTTAGGAATTAATTCTTTTTTATTTAGATTTTCTCCGTTTAATAGTGTAATCATAATAAAGCATCCGTTTATTAAGGGGGCAACAGATATAGTCGAGTACGCCAAGCGAACCCCCTTAAAGGTGGATTAGACCTCTTATATTCGCTTCACGTAATCATTAATTATATTTTTTAAATCCATATCTTGATTCTAAAATTTGTCTGCATTTATCTCTATGTTTTTTTGAATAAACTTTACTTTTAATTATTTTTCTTAAATAATCACTAGAATAAGTTTCAAGTAAAGTATTAAATTCTTTTTTACTCATCATACTTCTAAATAAATATTTACTTCGTTTCTAACAAATTCATCCAAAGCAAAACGAGCAGCATCACGATAATCTTTAAAAGAACAAGTGCCATTTTCAAACATATCAAAGTCTCCTTCTTCTTCTAATATTTTAATAAACTTTTTACAGTTATATGTATAAATACACATTGTATCAATAGTTTGATGTAAACAATTATCTATTGTTTCGTGGTCTGGCTCTTTATATTCACCATTTTGTATATCGTATACAATATCTTCTCTAACTGCATCTAATATATACTCTAATAATTCCCTCTTTGTTGTTATATCTTCTAAAGTAATCTGTTTTGTTTTCATATTCTGTTTTTTAAATTCAATATAAAGATATTAAAAATTTTGTTAATAAAAAAATTACCAAGGTGTTATTTTGTATCCAAAAGGATTAAAGATTAAATTTAATATCCAAAATATAAGTATGTAAATAGGTATTTCAATTAAAAGTTGTAACCATAAAGGTTGCTTTAATTTCCATTTTCTAAATTTATTTTTACTTATTTTTTTTAAAAACTTATTATATATTTTTTTCATCCCAAATATTTTCGAAATAATATCCTTCTTCTAGTGTTGTAGTGGTGTACCAACCTCCTTTTATACATTCCCTAAAATAATCGTATTCTTCTTCACTCATAAATTACTTAAGCTTTTAAGCTTTTTATTTTCTTTTTCTAGTTCTAATATATCTTGTTCACACTTTCTTGCTCTTTCAATAGCCCTGTTTTTATCTAATAAATGTTCGCTAATTATTTTCGGGTAAAATAAATCATTGTCATATATACCACTTACATAGATTCCTATGCCGTTTAAAGCCTCCATCATATCATTGATTTGACTTGTTGGATTCTTTTTATTTAATTCTAATAAATTCTTACCTAGTATTTCAAAGTTGTTTAGGTATTCTAGGTGTTTTAAGTTGCTGATTTTTTTATTTATTGTATTCATTTCTTTTTTGTTTTAATTAAAATTTACATTTTTTACAATTCCATTCTGCCCCTAAATTATTAATAAATTCTTTAAAATTAGTTGGAAAAACTGGTTCCCAACGTTTGTCTAATGTATATTTTCTAGTTACTGTACATTCTTTTAAAGGTATATTTTCATCATCATTTTGGAAATTATGTTCAACTTTTATAGCTATTCCATACTCCCCCCATTTATCTATAATTCTTTCTAACAATAATTGTTGCCCCATTGGTATTGGATTATTATATCTTTTTACTTCACCTAAAATTAAAAATTTATTATCAAATTCAAAAACAAAATCAATATCTGATGGGTGTATCTTACCATTTTGTATTCCTGTAAAATCAATTACTTGTTTTACTTGTTTACTATTTCTAATTAAACTATCCATACTATTGATATTGTTGATAAATTTGATACAACCTACTCCAAACTGTTGAAGCAAATGCACAAGAATGACATTCAACTTTTGTTCTAAATATTCTTTCGTAAATAGCAATAAAAGGTTTTTGTTCTTCCCCTGTAAATACATTCTTTTTAGTTTCTACTGCCTCGTGTATTAAATTATATTCTTCTTCGTTAAGGCATTCAGGTCTTTGGTAAGTAAATATCTTGTTCATTTTATTTTGTCTTTCTTTACATCCACAGTCTTCACCTGCTATAAATTTAACTGCTTTACTTACTCCTGTTTTATCAAAAACTTTTTTTACTGTATCACCTAATCCTTTTGACTGGTTATCATATTTTGCTTTCCACTCTTTGTAAGCTTTAGTCCTTTTGTCTTTTGGTGGGTTTGATGCTTTCATAATTTTCTTTTTTTAAGTTGTTATAATCTTGTTCAAATATTTCTTTTAATTCTTGCTTACAATTTTTTATTGTATTAAATATAGATACCCAACTGATTTTTGTTTCTTTAGCAATCTTGCGTATGCTCATATCCGTATCTCTATAAAGTTTAAATAATTTAGCATCGTACCAATGCCAGTTATTTATATGTTCGTCTATTAATGCTGTGAAATTTCCGTGTGCTATTTCTTTACTCATTTTATCAATTTCAGGTATTTGTACGTCAACATCTTCATCATCTAGGCTAATTTTAGTAATTTTTCTTTTAGAATTGTAATATTGAAAATATAATGAACGCAAAGTGAAAAACATATATCCACGATTAACAACACCATCTTTAATAAGCTTTTCTTCACTAGCATATTTATATAATACTATATAAGCTTCCTGTACAATATCTTCTGCCATATCATATTCTCCGAAGCTGTTTATTATTTTAATCCAAGTCTTATGTTGCTTGGCTACCAATTCCAACCACTTTACTGATTTGGTGCTATCTTGTCCCATACTACAGTCAAACTAACAATTCCAATTACGCATTGTAAAGTATATTCTTGAATAAACTTTTCTTGTTCTTTGCTGTAGTATATTTCGCTGTGGTATAAACTTCCGAACATAATACCCTTGATTGGAGATATTATTATCTCGGCTTCTGCTATTTGTCCAATAGCTGTTGCAATTAAAACACTCATAAAGAGTATTATAAAAAATAGGTCGATAAAACTCAAAATCCTAAATTAAAAATTTAACAATTCTTTAACTTGTGATTTTTCTGTGTGTAGTATATTTTTTCCTAAAAACTCAAATCCGACATTATTTAATGCCATTCTCAATTTGATTGGTTCTTCAAATGGTGTGCATCTTCCTCCTGTTTCATTCTCCTTAACTTTTAAAACGTGAAGGTGGCTAAACATCCATTCGCTTGGGTGGTTTGTGTAACGGTGAATACATAATACATCGTCAGCACGGTTGCTCCACTTGCCCCCTCCCTCTACGTCTCCAAGTCGTAAAGGTATGGTTAGATTTTCATAATCGTGTCCCTTTGGGTGTGTTCTTCTCATAGCCTCCGTAACTCCGTGAGCATTTAAATAAACAGTTACGTTGCTTTTTTTAGCAAATAATCTAAATTCACTTGCTACCTGATAGTCGTATTCGTGTGCGCCTACAGCTTTTAATAGCTGGTAATCTCTTGATAAACTATTGTAAGGGTCTATAAGAACAACTTGATAATCCCAAGCATCTTTGATTGCTGTTACTTTTTTTAACAAAACTTTATAAGTCGTTAATTCTTCTACATCTAAAATCTTAAAATAAGTGTTACACCAATCAATAGCTTTTTTTATTTTATTTTCATTAGCCGTGTGTATTGGTTCACCCATTTTAAATTCAATAATTTTTCTTACTAAACTTTCAGGAGTATTTTCTGATGACCAAATAACAGATTTCAACTTATGCTTTATAGCCCAAACAGTAAACAAAAAACACATTACCGTAGTTTTACCTACGTTAGCGTGTCCAATTACTAGATTAAAATTATTTTG